AAGCCCCATCAACACCCCTGAGTTTGCCGTCCGGCTTCCTGAATACTGGCATCCCATAGATATCAATGAAGCCCTCCATGTTCCACTCCATTGGAATAAACAATGAGTATAAACCGCTCTTGGTCTGACCGTTTGCGTTTCTATCTTTTACGTTTGAGTCCTCGTACAGCTTCTTGTAGTTGTCTCCACCCTTACTGAGTGCATTCGAGGTAGACCCCATCAGACACTTACCAATAATCTTACTACCCAATCGAAGACAGGTCTTAGTGACACGCCAGTTGTTTAGGATATTATTCGGCTTAACCCACTTAGCGCTTTCATCGTGAGCTAAGAACAGGAGCTTTTCTCCATCGTATGAGTTCTCCTCTGTATTCTTCCAGTCTATCGTTGTATCAAGACCATCCATGCTCTCCCCATCCACGTTGTGCATATTCTTCTTAGTAATCTTAGACGCAGGCACCCGATATGCCAGCTCAGTCTTAGGCTTATCCATACCGTCCATGATGGGTCTAAAGAAGAAAGGCAAGCGGCTGTTAATTGGGACAACCTTATCTGTAAACATCTTCTTTGCATCAGCACCTGTCTTTGATAGTATACCAACCCTAGAATCTCTGGCAAGGGTTGCAATGTTCACACACTCAGAAGATGACATAAATGAGAACCCAGAACGACGGATCTTAAGATATATCATTCCGAAGGATCTATCATCAGCCCTACATGCCTCCCAGAAAATAAAGAATATCCTGTTGGCTTCACGGTAGTCGGGGTACCCGATATCTATACTAGACCACTGAAGATACATCCAGTGCGCCCCAGTTATATAGGTAGGCTTCCCATTGTTCATGAACCAAAACCCCTCTTCCCTGTAGTCAAACTGCTTCTCTATGTAATCAACCCACCTGTCCTTAAACTCGGCAGGCATCTCGTTCCAATGGAATATAGACTGTATCTTGGATAGCTCCTTTGGCAAGTCAACCCTATCCCAGTACTGATCCTCCTTTAGTTCACTTCTTGAGTAAACACTATCCGGTTCTGCCGGAAGCGCAATCGCAAGTCCAGATATTTCAACAACCTCTCCTATACGACCAGTCTTTGATATTACGACCATATCGTACTTCTCGTTGTACCCATACCTCCAAGCCTTAGCATTATTCTTTGAGGACATAACGCTCTTCGGTACGTAGTCTACGAGAACCCTATAGATACTATTGTTTACTTCTTCTTTCAGCAAAGCCCTGCTTTGTTTCAGTTTTATTTAATCCCTTCTCAGACATCTCTATACTCTCACGCTCAGCCTCTATCCTATTCAATATCTCGAACGCATCAAATATAGCTAGCTTCTTTGTGGCAGCAGCATTCTTGAGCCTATCCGCTGCAAGCTCATCGTCCGGGTCCGGCTTTATAATATCCTCCTTTGCAACCTTGATAAGTTGCTCTACAGCCCTATGCCCTGCCTCAATAATTTTTAGCTTTATCTCTTTCATTTCTTTTCTCTTAGAAAGACAACCTGTATCAGCCTTGATGATTTACCAGTACCAAAGTTCTCAAATATATTTCTATGGTGTGGAAGACTTGAATCGAACATGATAGCCCTATTAAACTTTGAGTATACAACAGAGGCTACCTTTCCATCGAGATCATATACCGTTGTACCATCATTTTCAGGATGCTGCTTACTTAAATATAGTATAGCTGTTATATCCCCCATCATGTCATCAGTGTGCATGAAGTTAGGTTCCTCCTGATTTAGTGGAGACATCCTAATAAAGTTCCAAGCCACCTCAAAAGAATCTCCTGCTATGCTTAAAACATAGTCAGAAAACTCGTCGTTATTCCTTGGCTGTATACCCTTGAATAAATTCTTACCATCAAAAACATCAGAGAACTGCCTAGAATATATATCGACAACATACTCGTTAGGGTCATGCAGCACGTTATCTATTACCATCATATTCATAGAACCATTGTTATTTGATGATCAAACATTCTATACAGCTTCTCACCATCAACATTAAACTCGTACTCGCTATCTGGCGCAAAGCATACCTTGTCACCAGAACTAACCCCCTTCTCAGTCATGTATCCATTTGGATACACCATAATCCCCATCAGTGGCTCTTCAGAGAATGGTTTCTTAATGTATGAATCTGTAACAGGAATTGGCTTAACAAAGCAGTACTTATCATACGCATTCCACTTATCTCCACGCTTATACATGAAGAACTGATCGGGATCAATAAAGAATATATCATCCCTAAAAAAGCTCTTACCGCTTCTCTGCTTACCCCTTATGTCGTTGTAAAACTTAAATACATTATGGTGAACTAGGAGGATATCTCCTACCATAACGGGACCGCTATAGTTTATTGGAAGCTCTACGACTTCTGCGTATCTATTAGAAAACTTGTGGTCCTCCTCCGAAGTGCTAACTATTAAATCAATCCCACCAATTTTCTTTGTGTTGTCGTATCGCTTTCCGTTCACAGGCTTTGCTATGAAGCAGAAAGGTGATTTCATTAATATGATATATTATATTCGATTGATACAGGCACGGTGTGGGTAAACTCCTTCCATAACATCACCTCGCTTTTTTCATTTATGATATAAATCTTAATTGACCCAGAAGATGAATCAAACTTAATAAGATGTATCTCATTGGTTTCGTTCAGCACCTTCTGACCAACGATGTAATGCATCGCCCCACCCTTATAATCAGGTCCTATTGAAACCTTACGGATGTCCATTACGCAATTCGATTTACAGTAAGAATAACTGACGGTGTGGATGGACGAACAGGTGCAACTCCGGGAGCTTCATACAGAATCTGAATAGAGTCATTATGGCTCCACATGATTTGTACATTATTACCTGCCGCAACCTGCTGAAAGAAATTCCAAGAGGCTACCACATAGTTTGTGTTTGCCTTAAGAGTTAGGTGCGTTGTGCTAGCCGGGATATCGGTTCCGTTAAGTCTAAACCAAATAGATATTGTAGCATCAGAACCACCAGACGTGCGCTGCAATTGAGCCGAGAACTGAAGATTATACAGCCCAGCATTAGCAAATGTTATTTGAGTTGGATCCCCCAAACCATCGTTTACAATACTAACGCCCTGCGAAAGCACAGTTGTATTGTACTTCATAGTGGCTATTGTACTTGTAGCAGCCGTTTGTGTTGTCGTATCGTAAAAAGAACCGTAGGCAATAGGAGCGTACAATGTACTACCAAGACCCAAGATGCTTGAAATCGTATAGTTCTTGGTCTCGTTGTTATTGGCAACCTCAGTACCAATTACTTTGTCCGAAAGCGACGGTGTCCCATCAATTGGGTATGTACTAATCTTTGCCATATGTTACCTCTCCGGTTTTTATATTTATTACGGCATTAGCTCCGTACTTTTCAATAAGCTCTTTCTCATTCACGCTAAACTCATCACGAAGCTGCTTGATTTGACCAAGGATTGAGTGCTTCTGAATCTCAATATCACCCAAGGCAATCTTAGCCTGAGTGAAAGTGTTGTTCATTTCCTGAATCTTGGTCAGCTCTTCTTGAGTTAATTGCTTGTTTTCCATTTTATTTGATTTTAACAAAGATACTTATTTTTCTAGGATACTTTTCCAGCCTATCTCCCTTTGATATCTAACGCCCCATCCGCTGTTTGATCTAGACAGGCTGAGCACATTCCTATTCAACCTCATCCCAAGAGACACATCGTACCCATTCTGCCACCCGGTTATACCCGCTACAATAGCTTTATCCCTCTGCGATATCACAGCCGTCTTCCTCCTGTTCTGGAACCTAACATTCATGGAGTCGATCCTGTTCCTAGAAAGCTTCTGTCTAATCACAATAAGGGCACTGGAATCATTCTTGACCGTATCATTGTATTCGACTATCGCATGGTAATCTCTCATAATCGCCGCAGTATCAACGTGTTCAATAACATATGTGGTGTCACCATCCTTTATGATAGTATCATATGATGTTATCGTGTCCCTATATGTTATCTTGTATGGCACTGGCTTATCCTTGTATACCGTATATGGAATAGAATCGCCGGGTAGGTACTGAACATCAATCTTGGGACCGGGCTGGCACTGCTTCATAATAAGGAACACAATAATGGAACCGACCAGCGCCGATATGATATGCGAAATGGTAGTCCTCATAATGACTTTAGCATCTGAATCATCTTAGGGTGTGGGTAGATATCAACCTTGTCTGCCCTAACAGAGTTATGGGTAAACACCCCACTCTCCCCACGAAGAGCCCTTTGGGTCACAGTCCAGATGTCCTCGTTGTACTTAAGAGGGATTCCGTATCTGTCCTTCCAAAGCAGTAGCAGGTCCTTGACGGATTGTATCTGAGCGTCCGAGTAGTTGTGGAAGTAGATGTGCCTTTTGTATGGGACATCAAGCTTTATCACGTCTCTCTCTGGCACCTCGCCACCAACGTAGTTATAGAACTTTCCACCAGTAAAGCTAAGCTGACCCCAGTTGCAGATCTCGATGCCAATTGAAATCTTGTCTAGGTTTATAAATGGAACACCAAAAGCGTCAAACACAGAGCGCTTTACGCCCAGATGATATGCCCAGTATTTAGAAGAAAACCCCTGAACGATTTTACCATCCCCATCAGATGATCCCGGACCAGCGATAGCTACACACGTAGCAACCCTCTCTGGATTGGAAGCCCACCACTTAAATACATTTGTCCCGCTAGAGTTGCCAGCTGTGTGGTGGAGATATATCTGCTTCTTTGGATACTCCTCCTGAATATACTGACCAGTCGGGAATTGAGTTTGAATTATATTCATCTTCCTTGCCCCCTGTATGGTTTTTTATATAGCTTACTCTTCTTGTTATTGCTAGTCTTTGTCTTAGCCTGTACGCCCCTTGTCTTAGGTTTTTGTACGTACAACGAACTAGATACCTGCTTCGCCATCTTCAGTAAAAAAATTAGAAATAAACTTACCTATAACACCTATCACCATGATAACCGTACCAGCAATTGGGTGACCATTCAATACTACTATACCCGCACCAAATGTACCGGCAGCCGCAAGACTATCCCCTAGTATTCTCAACCTCTTGGGTGTCGGAGCAAAATAATGTTTCCAACCAAACTTCATTCCCTGTCCTGTTTATTGCCCATCTGTATGCACAGACCGTTGAGCTGTTCTGTAATCTTATCAAGTTTTTCAGATATCTGGTCGTCCTTCTTTTCGACAACCGATACTCGGATCTCGAGCTCCTTCAGCTTGAGTGATACCTTTACGTATATACTAACAAGCCCAATTACAATAGTGATGGCTTGACCAAGCAGGAACAGGGATAGGTCTGTCATTTGTCTATTAGCTTAAATAGTACTGGGTAGTGCTCATCTGTCTCAATAGACGAAAGGCTATCGAGTGTCAGATCGTTCGACCACAGCGTGGTTAAATCAATTTGTTTTTCTGCGTTCAGGACATCTTCGTGTTCTTCGTTAAACTTCTGGATATCTTCACCATCGATTACGATGTCTCCATCTGTTGCCTTACCGTACTTGTCAAACAGCTCCTTACGGGTATCCTCATACAGCTTGATCTCCTCAGCAACAACCTTGTTCAGGCGCTGCAAGTATACCTTAGCTTTAAGTGACATCTTCTGTTTCAGGATTCCTTGAAGCACAACCTCGGGCTGGCTTTCAGGATTGTTTTTGGTAAGACCGTTTAGCTCGTAGTGCAGTGAGATAATCTCTTTTAGATTCAGATTCATATTTGATTTGTTTTATTGATTACAGAAGTGTAAGGTTCAGCTGACCAGCTGCCCAAGTATATGCTGCATTGTTGCTACCATCCCAAGAGCTGTAGGTCTGACCGTCCATAGACAGGTTCCCCTGAGACAGCTGAACAAAAGTCTCCTGACCTTCAGTGCTTACTGATGTTTCAAGAAGCTGATAGTAGAAGGTTGCGGCGCTGTTAAGGTTGTCAAATACAATAGCCAGATCAAAGCTGTTTGCCTGACTGTCTTGTCCGTTAGACCAGATTGTTACTGGTTGAATTGCTCTCATTTTTATGTTTATTTATATGTTACAAAATTAGGTGTTATTCATTAATGTACTGCTATCCATGCCGTACCATTATATACGCTAAGCTTATTGTTAGTGGTGTCATATACAACCAGTCCTGCTGCCGGGGTACCGATTGCTGTCATCTGGGCGTTTGTCATTCTTGGAGGAAGAAAACCTTTTGTGGTGCTTGTGGCTTCCAAAACTGCGGATGCATTTAATGAAGATGCCCCAACAGATGCACCGCCTGAAGTAATTGTAAAAACGTGGTTATTGCTGAAACGATTGTAAATAGCGTTTGCACTATTGACATCGTTATACAAGCTGCCACTAATTTGAGAAATTGTAGTTGCAACCGAGCCATTCCAAAACGTGATTGAACTTGCGTTATATTGTGTGTATGTACTTGTGCTTGCATTAGGATGTACAACTACTCCATACCCTGTAGATGTTTCCCTGACACGAACTGCGCCAAATCCTATTGCGGAATTGTTTGCGTGAAATACATCACTTACCCTTGAAGTCCCTGATACATCAAGACGAAAACCAGCGTCGACTGGACTTGTAGCAATTATAAAATTTCCACCTGATGTTAATAATGCCTTATCACTATTTGAAAAATTAAGCCTAAACCCAGCAGCCGGATAGTATAATCTATTATCATTATAAAGCTGTAATCCACCAACTCTAATACTAGTACTAGCTGTTACTCCATTACTATCAATTGTTAATCGTAGGGTATCAAATTCATCATAAAACTTTTGATTTTTATATGCCTCAAATGCATAAATATTTGTGTTACCAAAAGCATTACTCCATGTCGGGTTAATTTGAACTACTCTGTAAGATTGAAAATTAGCTGTTGAAGTTAAACTTGGATTTATTATAACTGGTACTACGCTTGGTGTTGAACTAGTATAATTAACACGAAAACTACCAGAAACATCTAATTTATATGAAGGCAAATTAGTGCCTACTCCTACGTTAGTTCCATTATCAAATATCTGTGAGTCAACAAGCCCGCTTGGGGTTCCCCACTTTGTTACATAGTTTGATGTACCAGACAAAAGCGAGCTGTATGATATCTTAACGTTTGTCGTTCCGTCAAACCCAACCAAGTAAGTTGTTGCTGTCGGAGACGTGTCACTAAACTGTGAGAATTTTACTGCCATGTCTTATTAGTTGAGTTTTACCCAGTTTGTTCCATCATATCCCCACCAACCTGTTGATGTGATAGTTGTACCGTTTCCGTTGTTCGCATATACCAAAAGTCCGGCGGCTGGTGTTGCGATTGCTTCGGCTTGTGCGCCTGTCATTCTCGGAGGTAGGAAACCTTTTGTGGTGCTTGTTACATCTAAAACCGCAGATGCGTTTGGAGTTAATACACCAACACCGAGAGTTCCCCTATTGTAAACATTCCCGCTATTATCAACAATCCAAATGTTTTGAGTGTCTGCAGAATTGTTTATAGCGATTTGTCCTTGTGATGCTGGAACATAAAAATAGGGTACTTGAAATCCACCCGATATTAAATGTCTTTGTCCAGCACCAGTGAGGGAAAAAACACCAGTACCCCTTAAAGTACCGTTGACATCTAACTTGTAGCCTGCGTCTGTGGTTGTGCCGATGGCAAAGTTTCCGTTTGAAAATAAACGCATCACCTCAGAACCGCCAACAGACCAAGCCTGAACATCTGCACTTGGTGAAAACCAACCATTGTTTTGGTCACCATAGAATGAATACGTTGGCAATGCCGCACTAACCCCACCGCCTAAATAGTATTGACGAAGAGTTTGACCATTTGTAATTGTCCCATAAACATCTAAAGTCCCAGCATTTGAACCTCCATTGATACCAACAGAAGATGCATAAAATCTTGCAATAGTTGAACTATTTACAATCATTTGCAATTGTGTGACACTTGGTGTAGCTATTACCGCTACTGGGGTAGCCGTCAAATATAGTTCGAATCCATCTGTAGAAGTATCATTATCATAAAAAGCCATTCGGATTTTCTTCCCAACCTTCACTCTTAGGTCTTGGCTTAAGACTAAATTACCATTGAAGCCACGAACCCGCATATTTTCTACGAGAGTATTCGTTGCATTTTGCTTGCTACGAAATACAATGTCACCAAATGCGTTTGCACTTCCTGTAGAATGAAATGCACCATCAATATAACTTATTGCATTACCTGTATCGTATGAAAGTAAAAGACCTTGAGTACTGGGAGTAGTTCCATAAATTCTAACTGCTTGACTCGCCCCTCCTGCACTACCACCAAAAACATCAAAAGTAACTGCTCCATTCCCTGCAATCTGAGCGCTTCCAGTAAATCTAGCAGTTCCTACTACATCAAGAGCATAAGTTGATTCGGTAGTTGTACCGATTAGTAAGCGACCACTATTAGTTAAAAGCATTTGAGTGCCACTACTATTCCCAAACCAAATCCCTGAATTACCTGCTGCCGTTAAATATAATCTACCATTATATCCTAAGACAGTTGCTGCAAGTGTATTATTCGAAAAAAGATTTATTGACGGATAATAATAACCTGAAGGGCTTTTAAGGTTGAAACTGGCATTCCCTAATGATGCTTCATATGTTAATGTATTGCTGACATCAGTAAGCAATGAGTTCCCCAATGCACTTGAGCTCGTCCACTTAGAAATATAGTTGGTAGTACCTGTGCCCGGAGAGATTGAAGCGGCAAGGTCAGTGTACGACACCTGCACATTTGTACCAAGCACTGAATTGTAACCCGCAAAATATATGTTGCTGTTTGGGGTGGTACTTGTAAACTGTGAAAACTTAACTGCCATTTCTTTTTAATTACTCGGTTACAATATCTACACCAGCCTCTGAAATGATTTCAAAAGCCCCAGTCTCAGTGATCATATTCATCAAGGGTGGAACAAGTCCACCCTCACCAATCGAATCGATCGTTATTCCTATGATTATCGCTAGAGGCATATTACCAAAGTGCTATAATGTTAGTAGCAGATGTTCCAGAATACAGTACCTTCCTGACGTGGACTGGTATAAACTGACCACCAGATACTCCAACAAGAGATACAGTATCACCACCAACAGTTACAATCTCAATGTTACCAGCAGTTCCAACAAACAAGACGCAGCCATCATTATTCCCGCCAGCATAGATAGTATAGCTCTTGGTAGGACCAGTAAATATATTATTAGCCAGACTAAGAGTTGTTTCTGAGTCAATATTTGTCACAACCGATCCAAGAAAGTTTGTATTATTATATACTATATCTCCAACCCGAATGTTCTTTGTGATAAACGTTTGAGTGGTGTCTACCAGTTTGAATGGAGAGAATGAATCATTTATCCCAGATGCGTTTACCGCCGGAAATGGTACATCGCAATTATCTGAAGGGATAACCTCTAGCGCTCTACCTACCTGTAATTTTTGAGTTGACATTTTTTACTTTTTATTTTTATAAGGAAACATTCTATTGAGTGCATCCTTTCTTTGTTTACATCCACAATCTTTTCCAGTAACTTTAGATACACCCTCAACCACTTTCTTAATACCTGTTACGGTAGTAATCTTTTCGACCGTGTCCCCAAGCCCCTTGCTTCTTTCATTCAATTTCATTTCTTCTTGATTAAAAGTTTTTTTACAATCCCATTCCACACATCAACAACACGACCCCACCAGCGCTGCACACGGTGACCCGCCATAACAAGTTGGAACCCGAGCCATAGCATAAATCTACCCATGCTGCAAAGTTATTGAATATACTGACTAGATTTTTGAAACACGTCTTCCCATCCCCACCCTAGACTTCTCAGCCTTCTTGGCTGCCAGAGTGGATGGGCTTATCTCAGATCTTGTTCTTGGTGTCTTCGAAGACACACGCTTTGATGGACGGCAGTACTCGTTCTTACCTCCAGCACCACATGGCTTATTTGTCCTAGTGTCCACCCACTTCTCAGCCTGCCATCTCTTTAGGCTAGTACCAGCCTCGCTCTTCCTTACGCTACCAGAACCCTTACGGCACTTGGCAATAGCCTGAGATGCACGAGCTGATGGGAACACATCGTACTGCGCCTTGACCTTCCTATAGCAGGCGTCCTTCATTACTTCTTCTCAGACAGTCTTATCTTCTTGTCTTGAGCTTTAGCTGCTCTACCTAAAAGTCTGTCAGCCTTTTTTTCTCTGCCCTCATCAACAGCTTTGTAACCCTTTCTTACAAGCTTGTCTTCTTTTTTTTGAAGACGGTCAATGACTTTGTTTCTGAATGGTATGCTATTGTAGTCCATTAGTATTTCCCTTTTTTTGTTTTTGGTGAAGCCTGCGTCGATCCTCCGGGTCCAGCCCATAGGTTCTTACAAGCCCAGTATCTTGGTGTTAACTTGTCGTTTGCTGTATCGCATTTGTGTCTAGCTCGAAAAGAAGACCGTGCCGCTGCTGAGTAGTTGTGTCCGTAACCCTTAGCACCGAAATGCAGAAGCTTCTCCCTACCTCCCGAACAGGCTAGGACCATCTTCTTCTTGCCGGGGCGATCTGATGCCACGACACGGTTGCACTTCATTTTCGATTTCTCTGCCATTAATTACTTGGCTCTCTTAGACTTCAAAGACTTGGCAGCACCTTTCATAACTGCTTTAGTTACAGCCTTCTTAGCAGCAGTCTTAGCTACCTTCATGGCTCCGCTTTTTCCGGGGGCACCGAGGATGCTAGCCTTAGGAAGACCTGATGCGCCTTTAGTTGATACGTTTTTCATTGTTGTTTTATTTTTTGGGTTTAGGTTTTCCTACAGCAGATTGCACTTTAACCGTGCATGGTACGCTTGAGTTTTTCATTTTGTTTATTTTTTAATTAATCAAACATAGATCCACCACCACGACCACCACCACGACCCCCACGAGTCAACCTTTGAACATTAGTAGCGGTATTAACAACCTCACCAATAGCTCCAGCAATTTCTCTAACCTTTTGAGCTCTCTCTTTTCCGAGAGTCCCCTTCGCAGCGGCTTCTATATTATGCTCTCTCTTAGCCTGCTTCAGCTCAGCTCTATATTGCTTCTTTGTCATATACGGCTTACGCTCTCCAGGATCTGGAGATTCAGCAAGCGGATAGTCTCTGCTCTTATTCTTTTTCATTTTGTTTACTTATTTCTTTTGTATACAGATTCACCAAGACGACTAAGTTTTTGTAGTCCAGAAATCCTAGATGATGTATCTCCAACCCTTCTCTTATTCTCAGCCTTCTCTTTCTTCTTCTCCTTTTCCTTTGCTTTTGATGCATACTCGGAAAGGCTAGCTGTCTGCTTCTGAAGTGAATTCAGCCTATCGATAACACTGTTACGAAAGTTAATGTCATCGTTAGTAACGTCGGTCTTCTCTTTTGAATTAGTATCGTTAGACATAATTACTTATTGAACTTCCTGTTACCGTATGTGTTTCCACCAACATAGCAGCCCTGACCCACCTTGCAGTTTCTTTTATTCTGACGATCAATCTGTCTCTGCTCCTTACCCTTGCCGCTCATCATAAACCAATTCTCTCTTGGACCAAACACTTTCTCCGAGAAGGATGATCCGCTTTTCTCCTTTGGCTTAGTTGTCTTTAGTGCTACTCTATCTCTTGACTTTGAGCTATAACCTCCACTACCGGCAGCGGCATCAGGTGTCATTACAATAGATCGAGTGGCTGACCCTGTCTTTGCAGGAACGCCGGCAAATCTTTTTTGAGCAGGCTTCTCGGTTGTCCCGCTAGCTGATGAGGTCTTCTCCCAGACCTGACGCCCACCTCTTTCTTTAATCAGCTGGTATCCCTGCTTCTTTAGCTCAGATACGTTAGCCTCTTCGTTCTTGCGAACTCTAAGTTTGCTTTTCTTTCCTTTGTCGCTTCCGTTTTTACCTAGTGCCATTGTTGTTAAAGTTTTTTACCAGTAAGTACATCTAAGGCTTTCTTCTTTGCATCTCTGTAAGCCTTATCTTCAGACATCAATCCCTCTAATCCTTTTTTAGTATCAGACACATACTTTCCTTTCTTAGACTCTTTTTTAGAGTTAAATAAGTCTTGGACTTTTTTGATATAACGCTGACGCTCTCCCGGGTCTGGAGACTGAGAAAGCGGATAATCCCTGTTCATGCTTTTAGACATACCTTTGTGTTTACCTTTGCATACAAAAGTAGCAAATTAAATCTAATGAAATCGGACTACCTAAAGTACTGGAGGGTCATCAGGTATTTTGTAAAGACCAAGTACGGACTGACCCAAGCGGACCTAGACGTGCTGCTGTTCCTAAACTCAGAGTCCTACTTCGGTAGGGATAGGTTCGAGGAGTTCGATAGGCTCCTGTCTTGGGACGACAATAGATTCGATAGGCTCCTAAGAGAAGGGTGGGTGGTAACCTTTAGAGAAAGGAAGGGAAACCGAAGAGCCCTGTACGAGCTATCCTATAAATCAAAGAGACTGATAGACAGCATATATAAGAAGCTTAATGGGGAGGAGATACCGGAGACAGCGTCACACAATAACACAGTGTTCCATAAGAACGTTGGCTACTCAGACCGCAGGTACCGTGACATGATCATGTCAATGAACCAGTTCGTCAGGGACAAGAAG